CGGCCTGCAGCTCTACAACCGCGCCCTCGGCTACGGAAATTAAGGTTGTCGAAAAGGCGGTCATGCCGACGCCACCTGCCGCGTTGATGGTCGCTCCGGTACGCCCGAGTCCGCCGAAGGACGGCAAGACGGCCACGCTGTTGGAACACGCCGCCGAGTTTGGCGGCTATGTTTCGGAGCTGGAAAACCAAAATCAGGCGTGGCGCGATTGGGTCAACAGTCAAGCGGAAGTTGACGGTTCGGAGGGCACGCGATGACGACTTATCGTGAGTTGGTACAACGCACGGTCGCCTGCCGCCATGCGGATTTAGAGCTGGGATTGAGCCGCGCACGCGAACAAGAGCCGTTTGTCATTCATGTTTCCAACCTGTTGGATAAGGCCGGCATTGAGTACGCTGTACGCATGGATAAGGATTTTCAGACGACCTTTTGTGTGGAATTTTCCGCGACCGCTCCTGCTGATGTGATTGGTATTTTGCGAAAGTATTATTCAGTCTTTTTTGACGGCCAAAAGGTCGAGGCGGCGAGTCGTCATCCCGAAGGCTACGCGGTCCGTATCGTATTTGGCGACGTTCCGGTTTAAAGGGGTTTTAAATGGACTTTGAATTTGGGTTTAAAACCCTGTGGCCGATTGCAACGGCGGCGTTTTGGTTTTGGGTCAACGGTATTTCAGGCCGTCTGAAAGAGGCGGACAAGCGCATTGACGACCTTAAAGAGGAGCTGCACGCGGTCAAGCTCTCTTATCACACCAAGCAGGATGCCCAAGCCGACCGAAAAAATATCGCGGCGTCTTTGGAGCGCATCGAAGACAAACTTGAAAAAATGAATGAAAAATTAGACAGGAAAGCGGACAAATGAGCGACCCGATTTTAGAAGCCTTGGCGCGTATCGAAGCCAAGCAGGATGACCTGCTTGCCAATCAGGCGCGCATGGACGAGGAATTGCAGCAAATTAAGAAAGACTGCAAGAAATCTGCTGCGGTTTATGGCGGTCTCGGCGGCGTGATTGTAACAACGGGTTGGGAACTGCTGCGAGCCAAGTTCGGAGGCTGATATGGCACACCCGAAAGAAACCCGCGAAAAGCTGCGCCGACTGTACGTCAGCGACGGTCAGACGCTCGAAATCGCGGCGATGATGTGTGAAATCCCAACAGCTACCGCCCGAAGTTGGAAACGTGCCGCCAAAGAGACCGGCGACGATTGGGACAAAGTGCGCGCCGCCTACACGCTTGCGGGCGGCGGCATCGAAGACTTGAGCCGCTCGCTATTGGCGGGGTTTTTGGTGCAGTACCAATCGACGATGACGATGTTGCAAGACACATCTATTGAAGAGCTGATGCCGTCCGAGCGCGCCAAACTGTTGGCGAGCCTGTCGGATGCGTTTACCAAGACCGTGGCGGCAAACGCCAAAGTAATGCCGGAAACGTCAAAACTGGCGACGGCGATTGAGGTGTTGGAATTGTTTGGCGAAGTAGTCAAAGAGCGATACCCGCAACACTTGCAGGCTTATGTCGAGTTGGTCGAGCCGCTGGGCGTGGAAATTGAAAAGAAATACAGGTAAGCGATATGCAAAAAGTTGAATACACGCATAAGGGCTGGTTTTTATTTTGCCCGATTTGGATTGCCGATTGGGAAAGTGAAACTCCTGTTGTCGCACCACGCTATAAGCTGGAGCCGTTGTTTTGGCTGGCCGACCAGTTTTTTTACTTTATGTCGTCCATGAATGAAATGAAAACGGGAGAGCCGTTGCCCTTTTGTTTCATGGTTAATCAAAATCCGCTGAAAAAGCCGGTTGTCCACTATTACGAATAAAACATGAAGTCCAAAGAGTTTTTAAAGTCGCTTGCCGAATATGCCGCCCAACTCCGCCAAACCATCGAGGCGGAGGCGGACGGCTTTGATGCATCGCCCGCAGCCATTGCCGAACGTCGGGCGAAGGTATTAGACCCGGTCAACGGTTACGAGTATTTCGTCAATACCTATTTTCCGCATTACGTCAGGTCGTCTGAAAAGTCGGAACTTCATGAATTTCTGTTTTCACGCCTGCCCGAAATCCTACAACAGCCCGAAGGCATCAACGAAGCAGACGCTGCGCCGCGCGGCGAAGCAAAATCGACGCTGGTTACGCGCTTATTCTCGCTTTGGACGGTCATCACCGGTGCGAAAAAGTTTATTGTCATCGCGATGGACAGTATTGACCAAGCCTATCCGATGCTGGAAGCCATCAAGGCGGAACTTGAATTTAACCCGCGTTTAAAAACCGACTTTCCTGAGATGTGCGGACAAGGTCGGGTTTGGCAGGCGGGGACGATTGTTACCGCATCCAACGTCAAAATCCAAGTCTTCGGCTCGGGTAAGAAAATGCGCGGCATGGTGCATGGTGCATTCCGCCCCGACCTTGCCATCCTTGACGATATCGAAAACGACGAGATGGTGCGTAACCCCGACCAGCGCGACAAGCTGGAAATGTGGCTTAAACAAACCGTCTTGCCGTTGGGCGCGGTCGGTACCAAGTTTGACGTGATTTATATCGGCACGATTTTGCATTACGACAGCGTGTTGAGCCGCACGTTAAATAACCCGTTTTGGAGTACGCGCAAATTCAAGGCGATGAAACGCTGGCCTGACCGCATGGATTTGTGGGACAGATGGGAGGAGCTTTATCGCAATGACGGCGCGGCGGTAGCCGAAGCGTTTTATCAGGCGCACAAAGACGAGATGGAACGCGGCGCGCAAACAAGCTGGGCGGCTCGCGGCGTACTCGCGCTGATGAAAATCCGCGCCCGTGACGGTCATGCGACATTTGACAGCGAGTATCAAAACGACCCGGTCAGCGGCGAAGATGCGCCGTTTGCCGAAAACATCAAATACTGGTCTGAACTGCCCGACGATTTGGTGTATTACGGCGCGCTCGACCCGTCATTGGGTAAGGCGGGCGCGGGGCGTGACCCGTCGGCGATTTTGGTCGGTGGTTATCAGAAATCAACAGGCCGTTTGTTTGTAACTGTTGCCCAAGTCAAAAAACGCCTGCCCGATTTGATTATTGAGGACGTGATCCGCATTCAAAAAGAGGCGCGGGTCAAGCCGGTATTGTGGGTGGTTGAGACGGTGCAATTCCAAGAGTTTCTCAAGGACGAGCTGATTAAGCGCGGGGCGCGGTCGGGTGTGCATATTCCGGTGCGCGGTATCAAGCCGTCTTCGGACAAGATGTTGCGGATTGAGACCTTGCAACCGCACATGGCAAACGGGCTGATTTTGCTCAGTCCCGACCAAAAGACGCTGATTAGCCAGTTGCGCCATTTCCCGAAAGCCGACCACGACGACGGCCCCGATGCGTTGCATATGCTGTGGATGGCGGCGACGACGGGCAATGTGTCAAACAGGGCGCGGGCGATTGATTTGCCTGCACCGATGTTGGAGATTTAAAAATATGTTCGGATTGATTAAAAGCGCAACGCGGAAAACAGCCATCAAGACATTGACGAGCGCGACTGAAGATGCGTTGGAAAGCCTGTTTTCTAATATGGAAGGCACGGACTCTCTACTATCTCGCCTCGGCGTGGACAGGCAGCAGGCATTGGACGCGGTGGTAAGCGATGACGAGGTGGCTGCCTGTTTGGAGGATTTGCATTCCGCCATGCAGAACAAGGCGTGGCGCATTTATGGCGAGGACTTGAATGACGATGACAAAGACCGCTTGTGGAAAACGCTGAAACGCCATCTGCCCGCACTTGCCGAAATCGTGTTGACGGCGCGTTTGGGCGGCTATGGTGTCGGTCGGTACGTTTATCAGCCCGAACCCGACGGCTTTTTGACGATTAAGCATATCAGCAACAAAAGCGGCGAATTGGCGAAATACGTTCCCTACCGCGACGGCTCGCTGGTGTATCGCGGCAGCGGCGGTGAGGAAGCCTGCAATACGGACGTGCTGTATCTCTTTATTACCCACCGCGCCACTTCAACTAATCCTGCGGGCGAAATGGCGGCGGCGCGGCTGTATGCGCCGGTTGCATTGCGTAAAAAAGGCTTTGTTTATGCCGCACAATTTATTACGCGCTACGCCCAGCCTTATCTGATCGCTAAAATTCAAGCCAACAGCAACGACGACCACGACAGCTTCATGAGCCGATTTTACCGCTTTGTTTCCGGCGGCGCGTTGAGTATCGAACGCGAAGACGATGTGATGATGCTGCAAAACAGCGCGGATGGTCAGGCATTCCGCCGACTGGAAAACCTTGCCAATGCGCGTATCCAAAAAACGCTGCTGGGAAAAGTCAAAACCAGCGACCTTGAGACCGCCAGCCGCGCCAGTCAGGAAACCGAAGAAAACAACCGCGACGAGCGCATTGGCGCGTATCTCGCTCTGCTCTCCCGCGCTGCACAGCACTTTATCGACGCGCTTGTGATGGTCAACAACGCCTACGGCAAGCCGATTAATGCGCCCAAAGGCGTATGGTTTGAGTTTGAAGACGAAATCAAGGTTGATAAAACCCGAGCCGAACGCGACAAGATGTATATGGATACGGGGCAGCTCGTGTTGACCGAAACCTACTACCGCGACATCTTGGGCTTTGAGCCGGAACATTTCGAGCTGCGCGACCCGAAAGCGTTGTCTGAAAACCCTGCGTCCGCCAAATTCAGCCTGCGCCTGTCTGACGGCCTTGCCCGCAATGCGCCTGATACGGCGGAGCAGGCAATCGCCCGACCGAAGATGGAGGCGGTGTTGGGTTTACTGGAAAGCTGCAAAGACTACGCCGAATTTGAGGCGAAACTGTCCAAGCTTGATTTGAGCAAGGGCGACAATCTCTTGATCCAGCGTTTGGTTTCAGACGGCCTTTCGGCTTGGGCTGACGGAGCGGACGATGGACGGAATTGAATACAACTTCGCGGGGCTGGTCGATAAAGCCGCCTTCGAGCATTTCAAAGCCAAGAAAATCCTGCCCGGTTTCAGTCATTACGACGTTTGGCTGTATCAGCACAGCCTCGCGTTTACCGTCGCCAAGATGATGGACGCGGATATGCTCGCCGAAGTCAAAGATGCCATCGAATCCGCGCAGCAAAACGGCACGGCATTCGCCGATTTTAAAAAGCGTTTAAAACCGTATTTGATGGCGAAAGGCTGGTGGGGCGAGCAAGTGATGACCGACCCGCTGGACGGCGAACCGAAATTGGTACAGCTCGGCAGTACGCGTCGTCTGAAAACCATTTTCAACACCAATATGCAAACCGCCTTTGCGGCGGGGCAGTGGCAGCGGATTCAGGCAAACAAAAAAGCCTTGCCGTATTTGCGCTACAACCATTCCACCGCCGGGCATCCGCGCGACAGCCATAAACGCTACTACGGCCTAGTCCTGCCGGTTGATCACGACATTTGGAAAGTCATCTTCCCGCCAAACGGCTACGGCTGCAAATGCTCGGTGTCCGCCCTGACCCGTCGGCAGGCGGAGCGCGAGGGCATCAGCGGCGAGCCTGATGTGGATATGGTCGAATTTACCAATCCGCGCACCGGTCAAACGGTATTGATACCCGACGACATCACGCCGAGCTTTGCGCACAACCACGGCGACCGACTGGGCGCGATGGACGCGCTGTTTGGCGAGAAAAACGGCGAAGAGGCACTGGCCGCCATGATTGCCGAGCGTGAGGCGTGGCTGGACAAGCGGTATAGCGTGCCGTCTGATAAAGTGGCGGTGTTGGCTTTGTCAGACAAGGTGTCGGAAAAAGAAGTGCGTAGGCTGACAAAAGAGCAGTCTGCCAACAATACCAAAGACCACGAAGCGAGAGCTGCGGCAGCGTGGCAGGCTGAAACGGGCGACAGGCTGGAAGTGTTCGATTTGGCGGTAGAAAAAGGCAAAGGACAAGCCGATTATCTGATTGTTTCAGACGACCTGCCCCGTGAGAAATGGGTAAAACTGGATTTTATGTTTACCGAAAATCCCGAACGTGCGGAATTGATGAACCGTTATTTTGCGCACACCGCCGACGCATGGAAAGGGAAGGTTGACAATATTCAAGAGCATTTCAACAAAGCCGATATTGTCCCGCTTGATTTACGCCATCTGAATGCGGCAAACCGGCATAAATTGTTGCAGTATGTGTTATCATTGCCGAAAGAACAGCGGGATAAAGTCCGCTTATTGGTAAAAATATCGGAGTAAGTCATGCCGTCTGAACTGTATGTCAGCCGCGAAGTAAAAGTATTTTTAGGCGGGAAAACCGCCCCGTCCGAATTGTTGGACTATCTGTACCCGCGTCTTGCCGAAATCGACAAGGAAGCAGCCGACCAAATGCAGGGCGAGTTTTCGGGCTGCGTATTTTCGATTGCGGATTTGTCCGCTGCGGCATTCGCCCGTGTGCGCGGATGGATACTTGAGGCAGCAGAAAAGTCCGAGTGGATTAAGCCGTACAAGTCCGAATTGAAAGCCGCGCTTGAAGCTGATCCGAGATTTAAACCTGTATAACCCGAAGGTCGTCTGAAACCGTTTCAGACGACTTTTTTCATAACCGCCCAAATTTCGCGTTTAAGCGCGTTTTATCGGTCAGGATAGGCAAAGATATATCCGAGAGTTTAAATGCAATCTGACACGATTCTAAAGCGGTTTTAAAGTGGGTATTTTCATATTTTACGCATGAGGATTTTCAAAGGCCGTCTGAAACCTGATATTCGGGTTTTAGGCGGCCTTTTGCATTTGGATTGGGAAGTGAAATCCTGCCGTCCGTCTTTTTGAACTTGGCAAGGCAAAATGGAGCAATGGATACGAACAACACCCCCCTCAAAATCAAATTGTCCGCCGCGCTGCCGGTTGCCCTGGCGACCGGTGCCGACAAGGTGCGTACTTTTAAAGGCGTTGCCAATTCGGGCAAGCCCTTCGGCTACGGCGGTTATCAGGCAGTCGTCGATTTGGCCCAGCTGTCGCACAAAGCGTCCGTCCCCGTCCTATTGGAGCATTCACCCGTCAAGATGGCGGGCGTGTGCAGCCTGTCGGTAACGGCGGACGGCCTGATTGCGGAAGGCAGTCTGTTGTCCAACGAGTTTGGCACGCAGATTGCCGAAGCCGCCGACCAAGGTTTCCCCTGGGAAATGTCGGTTTACGCGCAGGCGGAATCCTACGAGGAGCTGGCGGCGGGCGCAGTATTGTCCGTCAACGGCAACGAGGTAACCGGGCCGGCAGTCATCCTGCGCCGTTGTGCGATACGCGAAGTATCGTTTACCGCCGTCGGCGTAGATGGCGAGACGGAGGCGGTGGTGTTGTCGGACGGCAGCCCCTTGCCGGATATTTTTAAACAACCTTTGGAGTTATCTATGACACCCGAAGAAAAGCAAGCGTTTGACAACCTGAAAGCGGAAGTCGATACGCTCAAGGCTGAAAAAGCCGAAGCCGAGAAAAAGCTGAAAGAAGCCGAAGCGGCTGCCAAGAAAAACCAAGTCAAGGCGAAATTGTCCGCCGCCGGCTTCAAGGAAGGCGAAGACGGCAAGTTTGAAGGCTTGTCCGACGCAACCATGACCGTGCTTTTGTCTGCCGACATCGAAGCGGCGGAAGCCATGATTGCCGATTTGACGCCGAAAGCCACCCAGTCTGCCGTACCACCCGCACTGTTGAGCGAAGGCGCAGGCGAAGGCGAATCCGAACACACCGGCGAGGCGGAGGGCAAGTTCTCCGTAGCCAGCCACAAAGGCTTATTGGGAGGCGCTTATGTCTAAAGCTAAAACCGAAATCCTCGGCCCTGTTGTCTCCGATTTTTTGAAATACGAAGCGACGCCGTTGACGCGTGTGGCTGTTGCTGCCGATGCCGGTACTAAAGCGGGTAGTTTTGTGACGTATCCGCTACGCAATAAAAAACTTGTTGCTTTAACAGATGAAGCTGATGGGAAAGTTATTGTTCAGCCGCTCAATTGCATCATTGAGTGTAAGGATATTTTTATCCAAGCTAAAGCTGCATTCCAGTCCGACGCGGTTATGAAAAAAGAAGGTGACGCGTATGGAATTGTTTACGTAAACCTGCCGAAATTCGGTGCATCTGATGCTTAATTATTTGAAATAAGGAAAAAAATATGCCTTTATCTGACAACAGCAAATTTGGCGTGCAGGCTTTGACCACCGCCGTCAACAAAATCGACCCGGGCGCAAGCCAAATCCGCGAACTGGGTATTTTCGAACCCGAATATTTGACCACCACCTACGCCGACATTGAGTTCCAAGACGGCAAAGTCCACTTGGTAGCCAGCAAAGAGCGCGGCACGGCCGGCCAGGCGGTCGAAAGTCCGAAACGCACCGTGCGTACCGTCAAAATCCCACACCTGCCGATTCATGACGTCATCCGTGCCGATGACGTACAAAACCTGCGTTCTTTCGGCACGACCCAAGCCGCGACCGTCATGGACAAGGTCAACGAAAAGCTGGCCGGCGGAAAATCCGACCTTGAATACACCCGTGAGCACCTGATGCTCGGCGCGTTACAAGGCAAGATTTTGGATGCGGACGGCAGCGTGATTTTGGATATCAATACCGATTTCAAAGTGCAGCGCAAAACACAAGACATCGAATTGTCGAAAGACACGACCAAAGTCGGCGCGGTATTGGACAAGCTCTTGTCCGAACAACGCCAAAAATTCAACGGTGCGCAAGTGCGCGGCTGGGTTGTCTATTGCGGCATGGAGTTTTTGAGTGCGCTCAAAGAGCATAAGTCCATCTTCGAAGTGTACAAACGCTACGACGAGGCACGCGCCTACCGCGAAGGCGATACGCTCAATCCGACCGAATTTATCCACAAAGGCATCCGCTTTATCGAATACGCCAACCACTTCGGCAGCGACGCCGACATCGGTGCGGACAAAGCCATTCTGCTGCCGGTTGGCCGCAATCTCTACAAAGAGTATTTCGCGCCTGCCGACATGAACGCCACCGTCAACACCCGCGCCCTGCCGTATTACGCCAGCCGCGAGAAGTTGCAGCATGACAAAGGCTGGAGCCTGCATATGCAATCCAATCCATTGCCGATTGCACTGCGCCCCGAGTTGTTGGCAACGCTGACCATGTCTTAAACGGATTTCAGACGGCCTTTAAGGCAACAAAAAGGCCGTCTGAAAACGGAGGATGGCATGATTACCATTCAAGACATGATTACCCGCTTCGGCGAGCAGGAAATGGCGGAACGGACAACACAGAAAAACTACGAAACGATAGACAAAGTGGTATTGGCGGCGGCAATCGCCGATGCGGAAGAAGAAGCGGCAAGCTACCTTCGGGCGGCGAGACTGTTTTTTACCAACGACACCGCGCCGCAGGTTTTGAAAATCAAAGTCTGCGACATCGCCCGCTACTACCTCTACGACGACGCGGTAACAGGTATTGTCGAAGAGCGTTATCAGTCGGCAATCGCCTGGCTGAAGATGGTCGTCAAAAATCCGAATATGCTGGACGAAAGCCGCGTATCGGATGACCGCAGACCGTCAACGTGTGCCGTTTATGTGAATGCCGAACCTGATTTGCGGGAATGGCTGAAGGAGTAGGCAATGCGGATTACGGTATCACACGACTTATCGCGCATCGCCCAAAGTCTGAACCGCCTGTCTGGCAGGTTGAACGGCAGCCTTGAAGAGCCTTTACGCGCTATCGGCGGCATCCTCGAATCTTCAACCCGCCGTCGTATCGCCGAAACCAAAACCGCGCCTGACGGCAAACGCTGGCAGGATGTCAGCCCCGCTACGGCACAAGCCAAAAATGGACGCGGCGGGATTTTGGTGGACCACGGCAACCTCTTGGCAAGCATTACGCACGAGGCATCGGCAAAAAGTGTGATTACCGGCTCGGTAATGGGCTACTCGGTTTATGTGCAGGAAGGCACGAAAACCATGCCGGCGCGTCCGTTTTTGGGCTTGTCTTCGCAAGATTATCAGGACATTGACGATTTAATGTCCGATTGGCTGGAAGGATTGATTGTCTGATATGGCTTTGAAACAGCATGAAAACTTATTGGCGGTCTATCCTGAAATCCTAGGTCGTCTGAAAACCGTCAAAGGCATTAAGGCGGTCAAGGAGATTGGCGAACTTGCCGAGCTACTCGCCCAAGGCGCAGCGAAACGCAAAGCCGCCCCGCTGGACGGCGCGGTCTATGTCGTTTACGGCGGCTCGACCTTTGCCGACGAAGCGAAAAACGGCAAATTCCTCAAATCGACGCTGCACTTTACCTTCGTCCTCGCACGAAGCTATACCGCCAACGGCAAATCCACGCTGTACGAGGTCGGCGAGACCCTGACGGCAATCCAACGGGCGTTTTCAGGCTGGGATGCGGGCGACGAATATGCAGTTACCCCTTTCCGCCGCATCGCCTCGCCATCCATAGAATACAACGATGGCTTTGCTTTTTACCCCATTTCATTCGCCTGCGATACCGTGCAGGCGGCAAACTAAAGGAGCTGCCACATGGCAAAACAAAACGACCACGGCTTAATCTTTGAGGGCGACGTCAAGGTACGCAACCTCAACCAAAAAGGCTCGGGCTTTATCGACATCGGCAATACCACCGCCCTGACCACGCAGACCAGCGTGGAAACCAAAGAGCGCGTGTCCAAGCAAAAAGGCACTTACGGCAGCGCATTGGACAGCTTGAAAACCGTCAAGCCTACCGAAATCGGTCTGAAGCTCGACACTTTCGACAAAGACAACCTCGCGCTTGCCCTGATGGGCGAAGCCGCCGTCATCGCGGCTACGACGCAGACCGTTACCGGCGAGACCGTGACCATCGGCAAAAAAGGCATGGCGTACAAACTGGCAAACGGCAATATCGATCCGGCTACCGTCAAAGTCAAAAACAAGTCAAACGCCAATGTTGATGCCAAGCATTTGGATATTAATGCCACCTTGGGCATGATTACCATCCTGCCGGCTGCAGATACCGTCAACGACGGCGAAGACATCACCGTCGAATACAAAACCCGTGATTCCGGCGGCTACAAAGTCTCTGCCGCTACCTTGTCTAAATTGGACTTGGAAATCTACGTCGACGGCCGCAACCGCGTTACCGGCGAGACCGGCATCCTGCATATCCCCCATGCCGTACTGGCGGCGGACGGCAGTATCGACTGGTTCGGCGACGACTTCAACGAAGCCGAATTTAAAGGCACGGCAGTGTTGGCTTCGGGCGAGACTTCGACCTATTCCTTCACGTCGTACAACAACTAAAGATTCGGTAATAAACAAAGGGGAACTCACCGTCCTGCCTCACCACCGGCGCTCGCACTGCTGCCCGCG